GAAGCTGAGCTACCTGGTCAGCTTCCATAACTTGTTTATGACCAGCAGCTAATGGATTGGCAATATTAGGGTTAGTTGCATCTAGCGCGGCTAGTCTTTGTAAAACGTTGATCATTTGCATATTATTTCTTCCTTGGGTCGTACGCCTGTTTAAGGATGCTGTGGGATGGTTGTTCTTTGTTGGCCATTTCTAGCTGTGCACCATCTGGTCTCACTTCACCTCTTGCTTTTTGTTGTAGTTTTAATACAGCATTAAGTTCTTTAACAAAATCTAAATTATATTTGTCACCATAATAGTCATCAAAGTTAGCATTAGGTGCTTCTTTATATTCACTATCAGTTAACAAGGCTCCTGTTCTTTCTTCAGTAGGCTGTTGATATTGTTCAGTCGGTTCATTGGGATTACGTACCACGAGTCTCTCTGTATTAATGCCGATGTTGTTGGCAATATATCCAGTTAGTTCAAATGGTGTTGTTGGGTAATCTAATGTAACTTCGTAGATGCTGACATTTTCATTTCTAATTTTTGGAAAATCTAAAGGAAAGCTCTGTACTGGTGTAGTTCCGGTTTTTTTAAACGAAAAGACTTTAAACTTTTCTAAAAGAGCCTGCATCTTTGCCTCGTCTTCTTTTACAAAGGCGCCAGCAACTTTGATTCTAAAATCGTATTTTTTAGCACTTTCAGATAATATCTGTTTGAATGAAGTCATGTTAGTATCCTATGCTTTATTTATTTCAAATCTTTAAGTTTTGCCAGTATGCTATTGCGATCTGTGAGGATATATCCTTCTCCTTCGATCTCATCGCCCCTACCGTTCTTTTTATCTATGGCCAGCTTTTTTAACTGTAGATCGATCATTTTTAGTTTTTTATCAATTTTGTTGGTTTTAGCTGTTATGGCAGCATTTAGCATACCAGTAGCTACTTCAAACATACGTGCACTATATTTGGGCTCAACTTGCATTCCTAAGTCCATGATCTCGTCATATGCGTCTTCTGCTTTTTTAGCTAGATTATCTAGTTCTTGGTCGCTAATATCACCTAGCCCTTTAACTCTAGGCAATGCGGCAGCAATCTTATCAAATTCTTCTAACCGTTCTTCTAATGTTATAACGGGTTGTTCAGGTACCATTTCGGGAGAAATAATAGGTTCTTCCTTAAGTGGGCTTATATCTAAAAGTTCTTCTAGTTTCTTTGTCATAGTCAACTACTTATCACATTTTTTTCCCGGTATGATACAAATCGTGTTCTGTGATGATTCTAAACTTCATACCGTTTTGACTACAAAACGCTCGAGCAGCGGCCCACTTGACCATGTTACGAACATACTGTGCTTGATTATATACATTTTTACCGACACGCTCTTTAAGCGTTTGATTAGCTGGTTTTATTTCCCATACTTCAGCACGTTTTTGTTTTTTATTATCTTGAAATACAACTAAAAAGTCTGGAACATAAACTGTAGGTTTTCCACTAAGTGGATCTCGATAGGGTATTTTTATACTTTCGCTGGCCCATTGATGTATGGCATCATTTTCATCACACATCTGCATAACACTCAATTCCCAACTAGAACGAAAACGCGGTGTACCTAATCCTATATACTTGTTAGGATTTTTTATTTGATAAAAACCTTGATTAAAACGCAGGCTCATGCTAGTATGTTTCTTTGTATCTCATCAGCAATAATAAATCCAGGAGCAATTCCTAGTATACTGGTTTTAAATCTATTCAAGTTTAATATTTGCCCGACAATATTACTAAGTTCTATTCCGTTGATCTTTCTAAGACTATCTAATAATTCAAAGGGGTTTATAGCACTAATTTTTGCCTGGCTTAATATAATCATAGCAACAGAGTTGGCACTGTGTTTATCAAATCCAGCCGATTCAAAAAAACCTGTAACGGCTGCGATATCGGAATCTTTTAAACTAATAGGCGTTTGATAAAATGTATTAAAATATTGTACTGTAGAATTAGAACTGGATTGGTTTTTATTCTGCGGTATGTTGTTATATAAATTCATATTATCTGCCGGTTATATTTCTAGATAGAGCTTTAGTCTCTGGTCCGGTCTTTGATTTAAATAATTGTATACCTCCGAGAGTGACACCATTACCCTGTGATGCAGATTGCAGTGCTCCTATCCCTACATTTGTTAGTTCACTAACCACTGCGGTTTTACTTATACCATTAATATTTTTAGCAAGATTAGCAGCCTGAATTCCTGTCGCAATTGCGTTGGCATTGCCAAAGGTACCACCCTCACCAAATATTGCGTTACCACCAGCGACTACTCCACCAGCACCGAATAGACTCAGTGAGCCGCCGCCAGCAATACTTAGAGGGCTTGGTGTTTTATCATAATGATTTTTATTAAATCCGGGATTGATTGATCCAGTAGTTCCCTTTCCATAGAGCACAGTTTCGTATACTACGGTCATCTTACTATCTAAAAACTTATTTCCTTGCGTTTGATCAACGTCGCCGTGACGCCATTCTTTAATCTTAGGATTAACTAAAGTAAAACTAAGATATTTTTGTTTATTCATTAGATAGATTGTAATACCTGTAAAAAACGGAGCATTGGATAATGGATTGAATCCATATCTATATTCTTTTTGTTTATATTTGGTATCACCGTAGGCTTCAAGTTGAACGGCATAACTGTTAGCACCGTTAGCAGGATTGCTATATGTTCCTTCTGTTGTGGTATAGTTAAAATAGTTAAACCACAAATCGTTTGTAGCATTGGCCATATCATCATGAAAGGTAATGCCGATCGGTTGATAATCTAACTTGGTTTGAACTTGTGTTTTTCTATTATATTGATTAAGTGTGTCTGTCGTGATTAGATATTTTGGTAAATCAGCAGCTTTAACTAACTGTCCTACGACATTATTGGTTACATATCTTTGGTACCATGATTGATCTAAATATTGTTGAATAGATGGATTAATTTGAAAAGTTACATAATATATCCATCCTGTTTTAGGAGCGAAATCATAAAGATTATCTTGCCTGTATAGTCTACTGGCATGCTGTTGATCGCGCATCCAGCCTTGGCTTAATGCATTAGAAAGAAAAGAAGTTAAGTCACCCATACTAATATTTATGTCACAAAAAAAGGCCCTAATGGGCCTTTTGTAAGTTAGCTTATTAAGTAGCTAATGTACCTAGTGTTCTAGCCACAGCTACACCGATACCGTTTCTATTTCCACCGTTGTCGGTTTGTAGTGCGTTATCAAACTTAATATCCATTGTAATATCCATAGCCTCGCTGACTTTATAATCGCCTTGTTGATAAGCAACTTTCTGTATGTAGCAGCCATATAGTTCAAATACTTCTAAGGTTGTAGCGGCATTAGCACCGTTACCACCATCTAATATTTCAATGTTTGTTTGGAACTTATAATCCGATCCACTAGCAGCAGAACTTTGTTCGAAGAAGTCAAACTGTTTTTGTACCTGTTGTCCGACCAGCTTGGTTACTGCGTTGCTTACATCGTCACGCAATACAATCTGTACAGGATCCCAAGTATACTTACCAGCATAGTTGATCTTGCTGTTGTAGACATTTAACTCTACGTTTTCCCATGCTACGCTTGGACGACCAGAAGTTATGACCTGTTTAGTCAGTTCAAATGTTGCGTTGTTAGCACCAAACCCAATAAAGGTTACTCTAAAGCGATACTTTAACTTGGGCATCAAAAGGCCTTGACTAGCGCCACTTTGACCACCACCACTTAAGGGTACTGTGTAATTTAATAAACTAGATATTGCCATCTAAATGCTCCTTGTTCTTTTAGTTGTTTGTTGATCCGGGAAACCCAGCGCCTAGATTACCGGCCGCTATAGCACCAGTATTCAATAGTCTTAATGGAATGTAGATAAACTCTACTGCCTTAACCGGTTCGATCGCTATATCCATCCATAGTTCTGATCTATCAATTCTTGCTGGTGTGTTATTGCTTTCATCACAAACAACAATATAATCATATAGAGCACGTTGTCCGACTAGTTCTATCATTAGACTTTCTGCCGCATGTTTGATA